GGCGAATATGGTCCGAACGCTGCGTGGGATGAACTTGTTTCAAGGGAACACAACAAAGGAAAGTACGATGCTACATGGCAGATGCTTCTAGTTGCCGGCGTGGATTACGCTAAGTTTGTCGAGGTAAAGAGAGGTCACGACGTAATTACCTCTCTCAGAGAATATTTGGTTAGATACTTTAGATCGATGTAAGATATGGTTAGTATTAAGACTCTATATTTAGATGTCGGTAATGCAATGAAGGGGATTTGCGACGAGCTCTACTCCCGGAGCCGACCAAAAGCAGTTGATACGAAAATCAACAGCTACATCGTGGTATACTTTCCATCTAGTATCTACAATAACGAGATGAACTCAAGTGGAGTTTACAATGATTTCACCACTATAGCTCAAATCGAATTGTATGTGCGCGATAAGAATTCGGCAAGCAACCCGCACACACTTGATGTATCTAGCGTTGACGAGAAAGTCCAGGAGATTATGGACAGATTTCCAATCTCCACAAAAAATCTCATTGTTTCAAATCCTCGTATAACACTACAGACAGACGACGGAGCAGGTTTTTCCGTGACGATCATACAAGGAAGGTTACGTACTAAATAAGTATTCAGGTATAACAATTTAAAATATTTTAGATTATGGCTATGACAACTATTGACAAGATGAAGGACATTTTCAATGGTCCTAAAACTCTGCTCTACTCAAAGGCTATTACCGATTTGAACAAGGCTACAGTTGACATTACCCCAGATGTTGAGCTTCCGGTTACCGTTGACTCGCTGAAGGCGACTATGGATGACCCAACCATCAACCACTACAAGGTTATCGGTCTTGCAGGCGACTGGGCAACTACAGCAGAGCTCGGCGACTTCAATGTAGAGTTCGTTGTTCCATCAAAGGCAAAGGACCTGCTGAAAATTATGTTCGGCGAGGATGCAATCACAGAGCTAACCAAGGTTACACTGAAGGGTACAGGTGACGCCACCATCGACGCTTCTACCGGCTTTACAGGTATCGCTGTTGAGCCTAAGAAGTTCAAGATCAAGGGTACTATCGTTATCGTTGACGATGAGAAGGAAAACCTCATGGTTATCACCAACATCGCTCTCTACGCTACCTTGCAGTGGGATAACTCTGGTACTGAGCCTGTCGCGTTCAAGTTCTCTGGTTCTATCGAGGGTGCAGGTAAGCGTAGCATCGCTTGGCTTACTAAGGCTCCAGCTGGTGTGGGACCAGACATTGGCGGTTAATCAAGAGAAAAAAGCTTCTTTAGGTAATTATATTCAGGATAACAAACCGTAGGGCGGCAGGCTAATCAACAGCCGTGCCGCCCTACTTCATTTAATAGCATACAATCATGGCAGAAGAAAAGAAAATAGAGCAGCCTTCGGTGGATTTGCAGGAGTTGCTAGACAGCGTGCTGCACGACGAGCCTACCGAGTTCGTGTTCAGAGGAAAGAAGCACAAGCTCGGCTGGCTTCGCAAGGGAACCATGAGCAAGTGTTCCCACATCAGGGCAAAGGAGAAGAATGAATGGAAACGCAACGTCAAGATTTGTGTCTGCATTCTCCTCAACAACATCTGGAAGATTCGATTCCTGTATTGGATCTACTGGCGCTGGCTCTACTACATCAAGGATGTGGACGTGGCCGAGGTGCTGAGGGTCCTCGATGTTTCTAAAAAAAAAATTCCATCGAACGCATTCTCACTGGCTACCATATTAGCGACCGGGATGACGGACGTGATGATGACGATGACGAGGAGCGAAGTAGAAGCTATCCAAGCAGAACAAGCTGGGGAGCAGCCTTCTCACTAGCGGAGAAGTTCGGTTTCCTCTTTCAGCGCAAGTACTTTATCGCGGCCTACGACTACTGGTGGGGCTATTCCTCGGCACAGATTGACCTTATGGTTGTTGACCAGCCTCTTGTCGTATATCCTAAGACGAAGAAGGAAGGTGGTCCGAAGAAGCATACCAAGAAGGAGATGGATGACCTCTACGACAGGTGGATGGAGAAAAAGAAGAATGAGGGAAGCCTCGTTGGCAAGAAGATAAGTCTTGCTGATTACTTAAACAACAAACTCTAATTTAAAAATATTCAGGATATGGCAGGTGGAAATTTAGGTGACTTGTGGTTTGACTTAAACATTAAAGACAGCAATGTTAGGTCAAAACTGAAAGAAATTTCAGAAGCACTTTCGGAGTTGGATCTAAAAACTGAGTCCGGAAGAAAGTCTGCTGAGAAGTTATTTAAGAACTTTAATAGAGAGAATAGCAAAGAAATCGCTGAGGATTTTAAAAATATAGCGGCTCAAATGGGCATTCAGGCTCAGGAAACTGCAAATCTCAGCAAAAGGCTGAAGGAGTTATCGGAACTAAAAGCAGACATTCTTCGTAGAGACAAAGAACAATCCGAGCACGGTAACTTTGTCGCGATGAAAAATGAAGCGCAGGCTGCCCTTGATTTAACAAATAGATACAATGAACTTGCCAAGTTAAAAGAAGATATCTTAAGACGCGACAAGGAAATGGAGGCTCAGGGAGCATTCGTGACGCTTGTTAACGAATCAAAACAGGCGCAGGAGCTTAATGAGCGTTACAGGGAAATGCAGCAACTGAAATCCGCAATTTTGGAACGAGACAGACAGTCAACCGAGCATGGTAACTTTGTCGCGATGAAAAATGAAGCGCAGGCTGCACAAGAGCTAGCTGCCAGGGAAAGAGAACTCTCTGACTTGCGAAATGCTATCGTACGCCGTAATGATGAAATGATCGCTGCCGAAAATAGGTTAAGAGAAGCGACTGAGCGAACTAACCAGGCTAGAAGAGAAGCAATTTCAGTATCTCGAAAACAAGCAGAATCCCTCGTTCGTGATAGAGTTAAGGAACTTGAAGCACAAAGAATGCAACTGCAAGGGTTGTTTGGTAGCGGAAAGAATACATTATCTACAGAAGATTTGGCTCGTATAAGGGCTGCTTTTTCGCAAATAACAAGCGAGCTTAATACTCTTCGAGGAGCTATGGCTAATCTTAGTGGGTATTCTATAAGAGATTTATTCTCAATGGGACGAGGAACAAGCGACTATTCCCCTCTTATTAGAAGTATGGAATCCGCTATTAGCCAAAAACAAAAGGCTGTAGATCTAGAGAGGAAACACCAGCAGGAAATAGCGCAAACAGGCGCAAGGATACAATCCGACTTAGTTCGCGGATTAGAGAAGGCTAATAGTCATGCAGGAAAGCTGAATTCAACCGTACAGGATTTGAAGTCACTTTTCTTGCAGGGTGGTCTTGTGTTCGGCGCCCAGCAGTTCGCTATGAGCATCATTACTACTGGTGGTGAGATGGAGAAGCAGCATATCGCTCTCCAGTCCATCCTTGGTGATATGCAGAACGCGAACACAATGTTCAATCAGATTAAGGAACTCGCTCTTAATTCGCCATTTACATTCTCTGAATTGAACCGAGATGTTAAGCAGTTGGCTGCGTATGGAGTTGAGTACGACAAGCTCTATGACACAACCAAGAGGCTTTCGGATATGTCTTCCGGTCTTGGTGTTAGCTTTGACCGTATCGCATTGGCATTTGGTCAGGTTCAGGCTCGTGGCTGGCTCGATGGTAAGGAACTCCGCCAGATTGCTTATGCAGGTATTCCTCTGCTTGAAAAGTTATCTGAGTTCTACTCTAAGCAAGAGGGCCGAAATGTCTCTACATCAGAGATTAAGACTCGTATATCAAGCAGAGATGTAAGTTTTGATGATGTGAAGTCTATCTTCTGGCAGATGACTGATGCAGGTGGTCAGTTCTATAATATGCAGCAGGTTCTGAGTGAAACTCTGCTCGGACGCTACAATAAACTGAAGGATGCCTGGGAAATCATGCTTGCCGACTTTGCTAATGGCAAGAATGTTATAGGTGGAACTTTCAAGGGTATTCTTGATGTTGTCACCAATCTCGTGCAGCAGATTCACGTCTTGGGTCCTGCTATGGTTGCGGCATTTGCAGGTCCAGCCCTTATGCGTGGAGTTAAGATCCTGGAAGGCGGCATTGGAAAGAGAATACTGAACTCAAAGGGGAATATTGCGAAAGAAGCAGAACTTAAGCTTTTGCGTGGAGAGAAAATAACTCCTGTGGAGAAACAGATTCTTCAGTACAAAAATCAGATTCGGATTCAGGATATTCAGGCACTCGCGAAGGCGAATGCGATAACAAAAGCCGAGCTCAGGCGATTGTATGTTACCGGTCAGATAACCAAGGAGATGTACAAGCAAGGTATGGCTCTCACCAAACAGGAGGGTCAGGTAAACAGAATCTCCCTTGGTGGAGTTCTGAAGGGATTGGCTAGCCCTAGTAAATGGGGAACCACAGGAGGCTTGCTTCTCGGAGGATTGAAATCAGGATTCAGTTCTATCATCGGTTTTCTTGGTGGTCTTCCAGGAATAGCTATATCTGCAGGATCTGCAATCTTTGCATACTACTGGGAGAAGCATCAGCAGTTGAAACAGGATATGGAGACTACGGCTGACGAACTGAAAGACAGGTACACTCAGATTGGCGAGTTCCTTCGCGATAACGATGCAGATAAAGCCATTAAGGACGGCGATGAGAAAGAGATAGAAAACCTCATTGACGCATATAAGGAAAAGCTTAAGGAGATTGCTCCAGAAAAGGAGAATGCTTTCACTATGAGCCTTCTTGAAAAGAAATCGAATGAGGACAGACTTAAGTATCTCAAAGAACAGCTCATTCTTCTCAAGCAGGTTGAGGAGAGTACTCAGAAATCTCTTTCGGACGAGGGTACATACAAGGGATTCGACGAGAAACTGTCTTCTGCAAAGGAAATAGCAGAAGCATTCTCTTCAGCATCCGCAAAGGCGAATATGATTAATGCCACCCAATCCGACTTCGCTAGCTTCAACTCCTGGGAGGAAAAGTATAAGAATGAGGTGAAAGCCATGCGCGATTATCTCATTGATGAGCTTGGAGATATTAGCAACAGCCCGAAGTTGCAGGGTAAGGCCAACCAGATTCTTTCGTCATTCTTTGCAAAGCAGGGATGGAACCAGGATGTTTCTGATCAGTTCCGTGCTGACGTTCTTAATGCGATGGGTGTTGAAACTGGCTTCTACGAGAACAAATTCAAGGATGCTCTCGATAACGCAGTAAACACCTCGTTTCCCTGGATTGGTGACAAGATTCGCAACAACCAGGAATTGACAGATGCAGAGAAGGTACAGGTTTCAAACATGATGAAGGATGCTGCGGCTCAGGTTCAGAAAGACTATCCTTTTGCATCAGACGCATTGAAGCGAATGCTTGCGGCTGATAGATTCGAGGCTGTCATTCATCTCGTATTCAGGAACGATGACTCGGGTCTCACTCAGCAGCTCGAAAAGAATCTCAAGGGTAGTGGTTACGACTACCATGAGAAGAACAAGTACGTCAAGAGCTGGGGAAAGGATGCCGGAGACGACTACGATAAAGCAAAGAGCAACGCAGAGTCGGACATTACTGCTGCAAAAAAGGAACTCAACACCAGAAAGAAGATGCTTGCGCTGGGCAATCTTTCTCTCGATGAGTTTACACAGAAGCAGAAGGAGTACGAACTTAAGATGCAGGCTTATCATGATAACTGGGGCGAATGGTTTACTGGTGACGACAAGAAGAAAAACAAGAAAACCGGTGGCCGTAGGTCAACAGGCGCGCAGACAGATAAGGCTCTTGAAGATTTGAGGAAGCGCATCGACTTATACAAGAAGATGTATGCTGAAATCAAGAAGTTTAAGGAGCTTTATGGAGAAGGTGCTCTTGGTCAGCTTGCTAATGACGGAGAGTTTGAGGCTATATTCAATGATAAAAAGAGATTCCCTATCTCCGACTACACCAATTATGAGACCTCTATTAAAGAACTCTTGAAGACTCTCCCGGCATCAACAAGGGAGAGACTGGACTATGCTGCAAACGAGAAGGCTGGCATTCAAACTGAAAACCGAAAACTTCTCGAAGACCAGCGCAGAGACGAACTGAATGTACTCAATAAGCAACTTGATACTATATCTGAGCAGTATGAGACATACAAGAAGATATATGAGCTGACAGGAAACAAGAAGGGTTCAGAAAACATAGCTTTCGGAGGAACTGTCCAGTTTGATACATACAAGAGGTTCCTGGAGGAGCAGCTCGATATTGCGGTAAAGCACAACAACGTTCAGTCCGGCCTTAACTTGACTACGGACGAGGTTAAGGGAATGAGTCTTGAAAATGTCAAGGATAAATATGGCGATGAGACTCGTGTTTACGATATCCGCAAGAAACTGGAAGACGAGAACAACAAGATCAAGAAGGAGACCATCGACCTGATGACTAGTCTTATTGAAAAGAATGCAACCATCGCCCAACAGATTGAGGATGAAAACCGTAAATACGAGAGACAGCTTGAACTCATCAAGGGTATCGAAGACCCACAGATGAGAGACAGAGCCAAGGCAGGAGCCACAAAGACTCACAACGAGAATGTGGCAAAGCTTCAGTTCGATCAGTTCAAGCAGGAGTCTGACTGGATTGCTATCTTTGATGACCTTGACAGGGTGGCTTCCGCTACAATAGACTCAATGATTGAGAAGATTGACCAGTTCTCAATGACTACCGGTTTGTCTGTAGAATCAATCAAGCAGTTGAGGGACGCTTTGGATAAGCTCAGAAATGAGCAGATTAGCAGAAACCCGTTCGGCTTCATCTTCGGAGGGGTGAATCGCGGTAAGGCTATCGGAAAGTTCATAAATGAGCGTCTTGGCGGTATGGACGATACTGCGAAGATATTCATCAGCAAGGAGGATGCTTCGAGACTTGGAATAGCTGGCGGCGTAAGAACCAAGGCGAGTCTGAAGAATGATCAGCAGTCAGCATACGCCGACTCGTCTAAGGCCATCTCTGAACTTGCGACAAAGATGCAGGCGCTCAATACGGTTCTTGACCCGGTAATCAATCTGTTCAAGGCTATTGGTGAAGAGGATTCAATCCTTGGTCAAATTGTAGGTGGAGCATCAGGCGCATTCTCTTCGGCAGCAAGTACAGCCGGAGCGGTAGCCACTCTTGGCGAGATGAAGCATTTCGGGTTCCTCAAAAATGCAGGACCTTACGCAGCTGCCGCATCCGCAGCATTGAGCATTGGCGGCTCGCTCATCAAGGCGTTCGGTGCAGACTACAGCAGCTACAACAAGGCGAAGGCTGAGTACGACAACCTGACCTCAATTTGGGATTCTCTCATCTCCAAGAAGACTGAGTACATGAACATCCATTGGGGTACAGAGGCTACAGAGGCATCCAAGGAAGCTCAGGAAATGCTTAAGGCGGAGATTGAGCAGACCAAGGTTATCGCCCAGAAGAGGCTCAATTCTGGTGCTTCTGCCGGATCTCATTCTATTTGGTATCGAATGTGGAAGGGTTCGTACAAGTACAATGGTCAGAATTGGCGTGATGTAGCAGGAGAAATTTCTTCAAAGTACGGAGTTCAGTTCAATGGAATGGAGGATATGCTCAATATGGATGATGATACTCTTTCAAAGATAAAAAAGGATTATACCGGTCTTTGGGCTAGTATGGACTCTGAGTTCAGGGATTACCTGGAAAAGCTCATTCAGTACGGAGAGAAGGCTGATGATATGATTGAGGCTCTTACAGAGAAGCTTACCGGCAACAAGTTCTCCGACCTAGTGTTTTCTTGGGGAGATGCTATGGCTACGATGGCAAACACGTCAGACAATCTCGTTGACCATTTCGAGGAAAATCTGAAGAAGACCATCTTGAACTCAATGATTGAGGATTTGTACGGAGACCAGATAAAGGCTATATTGGCGAAGGCAAAGAAGTTCGGAGATTCAAAGGAGTCTGAAGACTGGTATGTGGATGGAAAATATATGGGACCATACACACCCCAGGAAAATGCAGAGATTAAATCGGATGTAGAGAAAGTTGCAGAACAAGTCGAAGCAACTAGGGACTTTTTTAAGAATGAGTATGGCTGGTCCGACAACAGCAGCTCTTCATCAAGGAACTCGGTCAAGAGTATTACTGAAGAGACTGGTGACCTGCTTTGCAGCTACGTAAACGACATACGTCTCAATGTTTCTGTTGATAGGGAAAACATAAAGTTGATATCTGATGCTGTGAAATCGGTTCCAGAGCTTAATGTGATTGCGAGATCACAACTAACTGCCATGAATCAGCTTGTTTCTCTTGCAGAGTACAGAAATAGAATGCTTGACGATATGTATTCCTGGATGCGTTCCGTAACAAGGGAATCAGGATCGAAGAGTCTAAGGTTGAAGTAAATTAAAAAGGGTGTGAGAAGAATAAAAACTCACACCCTTTGCACTTATACGTAATGCCAATAATATCCTTTGTAAGATTTCCACTTTCCTCGACAACACAACCCGATATACCTTGGATATTTCACGCCAAGAAATCTATCGGCAGATTCTATACAGTCAAAATCCAAACGTTCGCCAGTTAAGATGTTGATGCCGTAAACAGGAGTTGCCATAGGGTTCTTACCTAAGTCTACCTTTCCGTATTTATTGCATAATGTTGAAGGGTTATTTATATTCTCTTTAACGGTAGCCCACCTTAAATTGTCGACACGGTTATTACTTGGATTTCCGTCGATATGGTCAACAGTGGGCTTGTTGTCCGGATTAGGAATAAATGCTTCTGCCACAAGTCTATGTATCTTTTTTAGTTTATGCTCACCATTAGAAAGTAATGCGGCGCATTTATAGCCATACTTTTGCACATTAGGTTTTAGCATCCTACCCTTGTAGATTCTTCCTTCTTTTGCGTTAAATCTTTCTCTCGTAAGAGAGTAGACTCTGCCATAAGAGGAAACCTTATATATACCCTCATATCCTTTAACGTCTTTCCATATTTCCCCTTTGTCACATGGTATTTCGTCTACTACGTCAGACCAGTATAAATTTTCTGCGCGGCAATCGTGTAAGTCTCCGTTTTTAAAATGAACATAGTTTTTATCATCAAATCTTGGGACAAAAGCTTTTGCAACTAACACGGAAAGTTTAACATATCCTCTTTTTCTTCCTGCTGACAAGAAAACGCAAGGAATTGCACCTTTTGTAGTTTTCAATTTCAATAAATATAGGTTTCCCCTTTTAAACGATACCACTTTCCCAAAGTTACTGACTTTGTAGCCAGAAAAACCTTCAATGTCTTTCCAAATTTCAATACTGTTATCCATCCTCAGTGAATTTAAAAGTTACCTCAGTGATTAAAAGAAAGGGAAGGCCCACTGAGTTAGCCTTATCAGTTGGTAGCTACTCCAACCTATCCCAATGCAAATATACGAAAATAAATTATGAATACCTATACATTTAACGTATATTTATACAATAATTTACGTATATTTATGCAATTTTTCGTATATTTGCAATTATAAAAAGTTGATTTAAGGTATGAAAGATTATTTCAGGATATACATGCAGAAGGAAGGCGATGGGAACGAGGTGAAGGACTCCATCGCCGACTTCGGTATGTACGTTAGCGAGAGTCCGTTCAAGCCTTGTGATTCTGTCAAGGAACCTATTAAAAGGGAGTGGCACGATGAGCATGGTGATGACGAATATATCGGCAAGGATGGACTCTACATGGCGGCATACGAGAATAAGGTCAAGTTCCTGTTCAAGGGCGATGCTTTCGGAGCCAACGAGAAGTGCAAGGCTTTCATTGACTATCTCCGCATGTCTGGCATGATGAAAATGTACTGCGACTTCAACAAGATTGGAAGGCAACATGTAAGACTGAAGAGCATTGATCCGGACCTATACAGATATCTGGGCAGCGAGGACTTGCTTATTCTCTCTATTACTTTCAAGTTTAACGACCCTGTTACTGATATCAATCCGATTATGGATGCGCATGGCAGGATTTCAAATTTAGGATAATACTGACACATGAGTACTTGGAATATTTATCATAAGGATGGCTCGAAGCTGACAGACGTTAACGAAGAGCAGATAACCGTTCATGGATTGGAATACTCCGATTCTTGGATGGGTGAGTGCTTCGTGACTATCAATTTCAAGCATGAAGTGCCTATCAACTTCCAGATAGGCGACTATATTGTCTATCGTGGCGAGCGATTCGAGCTCAACTACGAGCCGGGCAAAGATAAGCAGGCAAGACCTGACACCTACGGTGAGGGCTTCGTGTATGACAGCGTAAAGTTCAACGCATTGCAGGACGAGCTTGCCAGGGCAGAGTTCCTCGATGTGGTATTGAACGATAACGAGCTTCACTACACTGCCCTACCGAAATTCCCATTCTATGTACAGACTTTGGATGATTTACTAGACAGGATCCAGGCGAACCTCGATGAGCAGATTGGTGCAGGTCTTTGGAAGATTTACTCTAGAAACATGGAACGTTCCGTGCAGCGTGGATGCCTCGCGAGCGACTGGCTGTCAATGTACGGCGAAGGAACAAGAGATAACGTCATCGAATCGATGTCTATCACAGTGGATTCACAGACCTGTTGGCAGGCCCTTGCGCTTGTGAACGAGAAGTGGGACATAAACTTCATAGTCAGAGGAAGAAACATCTATGTCGGTACTACCGGAATACAGGCAAACCATATCTTTAAGTACGGACTCGGCAATGGACTCTATGAGATTGTTCAGAACGCTGATTCCGACCAGAGTGTCGTTACAAGACTAAGAGCCTATGGTTCCGAGAAGAACCTTCCTTCTCATTACTATGCGGACCTCGGTGTCAAGTACGTGGCGAATATCACGAAAGTGGTTACAGCTAGCACAAATGTTGAGCTTGAACTGGATATCGATTATATCGAGACGTATTTCAAGAATCCGAGAAAGTATATTGTTTCTGGAGAAACTGGCGAGCAGTCTTCCGGTTGGGTACTTAAGGTTACATTTGATTTCAAGACTGAGATTACCGGTTATGTAACAAAGAAATACAATACCAATAAGTGTAGATTCTATTCGGAATACAAGGGAACGCAGGTAGATAGCGGTGATGAAGAATCAAGGGAAAACCTTAACACTTTCATCGCTCAGGTTAAGGCAGGAAACACGAAGATGTATATCACATCGGGCCTCAACAAGAAAAATGTTCCTTCGTCCATGAAGGAATATGCAGAGAATCTCCCGAACAATATGTCAATCAACAGGCTTATGCTGCCTGGATTTCCACATGTATCGCTGAGTGACTTCTATGATTCGCTCACGGATGAAGAGAAGAAGTACGTGAACCCTACCGGGAAACAACACAGATTCTCTACTGACCCGCATAGACCATACATCGATTCCATCAACATCGATCAGATTGGTCTTCGTTCGGCATCGCAGTTCTTCGATACCGATGATAAGACGAATGGAGTCGTAGAAATCTACCCTACCATCGAAGAAATGGTTATCGGTGGCGTACGTGTTGATGAGATTGATGAGGGTGTGGCTCCTGATGATGACGGAAGATTTGGCGATAATGAAACCGTAAAGAATGTTGATATCTATCTTAAAAAGGCTATCGACTTTGATATCAACGACTTAAAGGATGACGACTTCTCCATCTCGATGAAGGATGGTATGTGTGGTGGTCGAACGTTCAAGGTAGCATCCTCAACCAAGGTCGATGGGAGATGGAGGCTCACTATCGAGCGAATCAAGGACGACGCTCTTGAGCTTTGGTTTCCATACAAGGACTACCCTATCAAGAAAGGAGAGCATTTCGTTCTTACCGGCATCACACTTCCTGATTCGTATGTCAATGCTGCATCTCTGAAGCTTCTCAAATACGCCATAGCATTCATTGACAAGAATGACTATACAAGGTACGTCTATCAGCCGAAGGTAGATGAGATTTTCATGGCAAGGCAGCACGACAAAGCGCAGGCAGACGATACCGGAGTTATCAAGAGCCTCCACGATACGCTTAAGGCCGGCGACCTGATGAACTTCAATGATACAGACCTCAATATCGAAGGAATCATCTCTATCGACCAGCTCACGATCAAGGAAGAAGATGGCAAGATTCCTACCTACGACATAACTCTCCGCGAGGATAAGGAGGTTGGAACTGTCCAAAAGATTCAGCAGCAGATTTCGTCGCTTCAAAGCGGAAATGGCGGAACTGGTGCAGGCTTGACAACTACACAGGTTAAGAATCAGGTTGCGATAGAGGGAAGCAAGCACTTCATCTCAAAGATAAACGATGACATCGCAAAAGGTACAGTTGCCTGGGAGAAGGTACAGAAGTTCGTGCAAGGCTTCTTCCTCGGTCACTCAAATGAGTTTAGCATAGACGGAAGTGGTAACGCTATCCTCTCTAGTGTGTTGGTGAATCTCTTGAAATCACTCGATTTTAACGAGGCAGAGCAGAGTGGATTTGCAATCAAGCAGAGAAGTGATGGAAAGTATCAGATGCTTCTCACGGACTTGATAGTATGGGGTAAGGCGATTTTCAATACATTGCTCATCCGAGAACTCAGCTACGTTGGTGGTAATATCGTCCTCTCACCTGCTGCTGGCAAGATAAGCTATATCAAGGAAGTATATAGCGAGACAACGAATGAGCTGATTGGCTGGAAGTGCTATCTCCTTGCTGATGATGGAACGACAGCAACTATCAACTCATTCAAGGTGGACGACCAAGTGCGCTGCAAGACGTTCAACATCAAGGCTGGTGTTTATGAGAACGTCAGCAACAAAGATTACTGGAGACTTGTCACAAAGGTATCAGCCGAGAACGAGGCAATCACGGATTCGGAAGGTCACGAACTCTACGACGGAAAGAAGTTCGCTTGGATTCAGATTGCGAAGGACAACTGCATGGAAGGCTCGGATAACCCTGCTGTAGGAGATACCATCGTCCTCATTGGTAACAGAAGCGACAGAAGCCGACAGCACCTTCTGATGATGGAGACCGAAGGAGATTCCGCACCTACGTTCACCATGTACCGAGGTATCAACTCCTATTCTCTCAAAGGCAAATCCATCTTCGATGTAGGATTCAACGGCATCAACATCGTCTCAAAGTACTACCACATAACCACCGTTGACGGAGAGAAGATTTGGACTCCCGTCTATCGTGGTGATTGGAAGGAAGGTACGGAATACAGCTACTATGATGAGGTTACATGGCTTGGCACAAGATGGCTCTGTATCTCTCCAGAAGGACAGACCACGACCGATGAACCATCTGAGGATTCTCCATATTGGAAGGCTACCACCAACGTGTATACACCAAAGCTATACCTCTATACGGATATAGTCAATAGCGGAATTGCTATAGGCGAGACACACAACGTTACTTGCAAGCTAATGCTTGGTGATAAGGATGTATCAAACGGAGTAGCGTCATGGAAGGTGACACGCAAGACCAATGATTCTGTAGATGATGCTGCTTGGGCGACTAAAGATAAGGTTAAGAACTTCAATGGCTCAATAGATATTGTCTGGTCTAATGATGGAACAGAAGACGATTTGGGCAAGGGTGATACTGCGAAATTTGTATTCACAGCAACGACCACAACAGGAAAAATTCATCAAGAATATATTAAAGTTTAAAAAATAGGAGATTAAAAATATGGGAAAAGAAATTCATCTTTCGGCAACCGCAGCAGTAAGAAGAACTTTGAAGGGTGACACATTATCCCTCAGTCTGAAAACGAATGGTGTACCGCTCTTTCAAGGTTTGAACCCAGATACGTTTACCGTGTCACCTAATTGGAGCGAAAGCGGAACGCATCCTATCATCACTCCATCTGTTGGCTCTGCACGTAAAAACAACGTAACACTGACAAATCACGCATGGGCTTACAACGGAATAAATTTAAAATTCAGCCCTAGCGGTACTGGATGGGAGACCTCGACTGTTGATAATAGATTCAAACTTAATCATACTGATGGTTCTCTCTCTATTGTCGCAGACCTCGCATCTAAGGTCAATCAAGATTCCGATACTCTTACCTATTCGGGCGATGCCGTATTGGGAGCTAGTATATACCCAATGGAGAAAAGCATTGATATATTGGTATCTATGTTGGGTGGCTCATCTTATTTCGGAGGTGTGTCTGCTGATACTACGGTATTAAGCAAGGGACAGACGCAAGCTATCCTCAGACCTTGGCTGTTTAACTCCGCAGGTGGAGAGGTTTCTACCTATACAATTAATCTGTATCGTGGCAGCGGAACAGACCTTGCAGGAACTTACACAAATCCGGGAAGCGGTATCACTATACACAGAGATAAGACGGGAGATTCGGACAAACTCTATGTAGATAGTCATCAGCTCTTCGTCCTCGAGTTTATTGCTGATGGTGCTGCCGTGTATAGAACAGGTATCAGCATTGATGATATATCTGATATTTATCAGCTTGCCCTTAATTCGGTAGGACAGGTTGATGAAGATAGTAATCAGACGTTCAGATGTATCGTTACCAACTGCGAGACAGGACTAGTACCGAAGAGTATAACTGGCAATGTCACCTTCGTTATCTATACTGATAGCAAAGGAAATATCGAGAACAAACGTTCGGAGACAATGACTTGGGCAAAGAACGTCAGTGATGGATTCGTTGTGAGGGATGCTGATACGATTGACGAAAACAAAAATATCATCGGTGTATCGGTGTCAGCAGATGCTTATTTAACACTTGATGATTAGGAGGAACGCTTATGCCAATAGTTAGTAATAAGGCGAATAGAAAATTCGCCCCTTTGGACGTTTCTGTATCAGTAGTGTGCGCATCGCCTAAGTCTCCATTCATGCAGACTATGGCTGGCGATAAATTCTTCCCAGACAGAACACAGAGCGGCTTTGAGTGTATTGCCTACCCGAGTATCAATGCTACGGCAAAGGATGATTCATGGGATAGCAAGCAGTCGAATATGTCTCTTGCCAATATGGTATGGAAGGTTTCTACGGGCACGGAATGGAAGGACATATCTAAAATTAATTCTTGGAGCGGTAAGTATAGCATTGATACAAGCAATACATCTAATCGTGGTTCGCTTACTATCAAGAGGAATCTTTCAAGTAATGATAAGCAGCAGTTGCAATTCGAAGCTGACCTGTATGATTATAGAACGAATTCTATATTGCATATCACCGCTGACCCTATCACTCTGTATACGGCAGATAAAGGTGCAGATGCCTATGGTATGGGAATTCGGGAAGATACCGATATTTCCTATAACCCATTCATTGATAAGCTGGCGCTCTATGAGTATAAGGTTGCTAATAACATCATATCGGCATCCACAGATGCGAGAAACGCTTGCTTTGATGGCAATCAGTATGAACGTCACATTCCGATTGATGTATATAAGTCTAAGGATAGAATTACAAGCGGATTCTCTATTGAGCTGTATCGAGGAACGACTAAGATGTCTGCTTCGTCTGCTGCAAGCCCTAACGAGATTATATCTATCTCCACATCAGAGATTGTGCTTGACCTTAGACTTGTAGAGAAGAATAATTATACCATCAAGGCGGTGATAGGCGGCAAGGCTGTTGTTCAGTTCCAATTTTCCGCTTCTAGGTTCTATCCTTCTTTCAATCAGCCTAAGTTCATGGTATGCAAT